TATAACCGCCAGAGGATTCATAGTGCACTTGGATATAAAACACCTCAGCAAATGGAGGATGAAGCTATTCAGGTTGCATAAAAAAGTTCAACTTTTTGTGTCCAATGTATTGACATAGGTCCACGCTCGGCATCATCAAGCGCCGCATTGTTACGGTCGAGTTCACGCTCCATATCATTGAGCGCCGCCGTAGCGTTATTAAGCTGAATCTGCCAGTTCTGTGTTCTGCGGTCATTTTCTCCGAAGGACTCGGAGGCATTGGCAAGGGCAGAACGAAGGGTTTCGATTTTCTGTTTCTGTGCCTCGATTTCCTTATTCAGCACTTGGTTTCTTGCCGTGAGTGCTTCTACGGAACTGTCGTTTTTATCAAACTGGGACTGCACGACTTTCATTTCCGAGCCGAGAACCTTGAAGGACTGATTGATTTCTGACAGTGCCTTCTTGAATTCTATCTCGCCCTCAAGACCGATTTTTAAGCCAAAATCATCTGCCACTTCAAACCACCTCCTTCATCAGATTCCGGCAGGAATAATGTCATCAATGAAATATTCCCTCGCAGGCTTCGCAAGCCCGTTATACTGTTTATGGCATTCCCATAAATCCAGGAGCAGACCAAACGGCATCAGCCACACCTCATCCTGTGTCAGATGAAGATGTGCGATGCCGTAATATAAAAGTCGAGTAAATAACTCATCGTCACTTACTCGACCGCTACGTTTTTTGAGTCAGCCTCGCTGACCACATTTCGCTTGGTGCCCTTATACAAAGCCTCGGTAATGGCAGGCTCACCGCCATCTTCACTTGTGGACACCACAACGCCATTGGCATCGATGGTTGCTCCGGTAAGGTCGGATGCCACGGCAACACCGATATCATCCACGCCAAGGGAAAGTGTACCGTTTTTGAATTCCTTTACAATTTCCGATGCACCGTCATCGGCATAAAGGGTTGCCTCCGCAAGCTCCACGGAGAGGTCGGCGGTCATCGCCTTTGCCAACTGTACCGGAGAATCATAGGTTTCATTGCTGTTTTCATCTTCGGTGATTTTGGCATAATACAGTTTGTCAAGACCAATAGTAGCCATTGATTATTCCTCCATTTCATAATGTTTTGCCACATCCACGTTGTAATGGAAGTAGCCTGTTTCTGTTTCATAACCGATGTATCTTCGGTCAGTTATGGTAAAATCCGCACCAAGCAAGGCACGGACGATTGCGTTTTTCTCTTTGGTATAACTGCCTTTGGCATACAGGGAAATTCGTGCCTCCTGGACATCACATCTGGGAGTGTTGTCTGCATGAAGTTCAAAGCTGTCTGCCATAGGCACTACCACGATATATTTATCCGGCGCCTCGTCATGGAACACTCCTGTTTCCAAAGGAATGCCCAAAGGCTCCAGAGCCGTATTGATATCTGAAAGTACACTCACAGCTTTCTGACCTCCTCTTCAAATTTATCCTGCATGGCACTGATACAGGCAGCACGGGATGCCGTTTTTGCAGGTTTCATAAAAGGTTTGGCAGGCTGACCGTGTTTGCCGTATTCGATGATGTTGGCCAGTTTCGCATTGCTGACACCATCCCTGCGGGGTTCTGCAAAGCCAACCTTGATGTTGTGGTTGCCGTTTTTGTCCATCTTCACAGAGGACAGACCAAGCGCCGACTCTAATTCTCCTGTGGATCGGGATTCGTACTTTGTACCATTACCCACCACAGAGGACAGGTTGCTCTGTGCCTTGGCAAGAACTATCTCGCCTCCGGCTTCCAGTACCTTTTCGGCAACGGGGTCAAAATCAGAACCGAGCCTTGAGATACGCTGCAAAAACTCTTCCGGCATTTTGATATCCACTTTAGCCACTTGTTGCCACCACCTTTTTCGCAAGCACCTCCGTATACATTCCACGCCCTTTTACATCCTCCACGGATGTGATTTCAAACCTGCCATCCTCACACACCAAAATGTGGTCGGTTGTTACGGTAAGACCGGGAATGCAGCGAAAGCGGAACAGGTCAGTCGCCTCGGAGAATGCAGCGAGGTTTGCCCATCTTTCACTTCCGTGGCGTCCTTCTCTGTACACACGGACAGAGGCGAGGATTTCATCCGCCGTTGTGGAGAAACCCTCGCTGTCCTTGATGCGTTTTGTAATGACGATATCAGCAAAGCCGTTCATTTTTCCGAAACTCATGTCACACCTTCCAATCTCGGTCGAGCCTTAACAGAAGGTTGACCGTGTTCCATACCTGCTGACCTGCCTGCACATTGTCGGCAAAGAATCCGCCCGTAGAGCCGTCCCTTGACTCATAGAAATGTGATGCCAACATAATCACGGCTTGTTCCGTGGTTGCGGGCATCGCATTTTCCGTATAATATCCTGCCTCGATGTGCTGATAGCTTTCCGCATAGGAAACGGCGGCAGTGATGAACCTTTCAATCAGTCCATCATCCACCGAATGCTCCAGTATCAGATTCTCCTTAACTTTCGTAAGAAGTTCGCTCATCACTGCCACCTCCCATCTTAGACAGTAGCCATAGTGAGCAGTTTTACTGCTTCAGCAAGTACCAGCTTACCGTCCACACGCTCCTTGGCAACAAAACCGACCATACCGTTTCCGGCGAAGAGTTCCTTGAGTTCCGCAAAAGAACGGGTACCACGGTCACCGATGTTGTAGTAGCTGTAGTCACCGAAAGCAATGGCAGGCATTCCCGCAGTGATTACAGGGAAATAAGGAGAAGTGTATACCTCATAACCCAAGAGTCTGCCGGGTTCTCCCGCCTGTACGGAATCCTGCCAGAGGTAACGGCCGTTCTTGTCAGTCAGCTTACGGATAGCTGCCAAAGTCTGGTCGTTGCAGATAAACTTGGCGTTCTTACGGTAAGGACGCTTGAGGGAGTACACAAGGTCGATGATTTCATCGGCAGTGATTTCCGTTGCAGATGCAGCAGTCACACCAATTTCAGCACCGCCATCGGTAGCAAGCAGACCCAAAGGCTGACCAGTACCGGTACCGTTGAGGAATGCGTCCTCTTCTGCATTTGCAAGAGCCTTGGAGAACTGACGGATGATGTAATTCTCAAGACCGAAAGCGTTGTCATACAGAAGTTCCTCGGTCACCTTAACGGCAACATGGAGTTTGTGAGCATCCAGGTTAATCTGGGCGAATTTTGCATCACCCCAGGTGAGTTCCTCACCCTCGTCAATCCACGCAGCCGCAGGCTTAGTGGCAGCGATGTTGATTTTACGCTCACCGCTTGTAGTGATGGTGCGGCCCAGCTTACGGAAGCCTGTCTTAATCTCATAGGCATTGATGATGGAATCCTTAACGCTTGAGAGCATATCGATGGCTTTCTGCATTTCCGCAGAATCACCGAATGCAACCGTCATAGGATTGTGAATCATCATCATGGACACAGGGGACATCAGCACTTTCGTTCCTGCCATTGCAATCACGGATGCTGCGGAGGCTGCAATGCCGTCAATTTTGACTGTCACATTGCCTTTGTATTCCATCAGCATATTGTAAATTTGTGCTGCCGCTATGCAATCACCACCCGGAGAGTTAATCCACACGGTTATATCTCCGTTTCCGGCATTTAATTCTTCCTTGAAAAGTTGTGGTGTGACATCATCGTCAAACCAGCTTTCTTCGGCTATCGTGCCATTGAGAAACAGAGTCCACTCCGTCACCGTTTCCTGTGTTTCCTGATTCGTTACCATCTGATTCTTCCAGTTCCAGAACTTCTTCATTCTGTGTTTCCTCCTTTCCTGCGAAAATGCCCGCATCCTTCAGTTTTGTCATATTGCCGTTGATGAGGTATAAATCACCACCTTCTTCAGCAGGGATACGGTCGAGATTTTCAAGTTCACGGATATCGTTGGCACTCATCCAACCATTCTGTCTTCCAATGGAGTAGCCATTCATACGACTCTGATAATCTCCACGAAGAAGTCCGTCTACATTGAACTTGATAAAATAAGCAGCCTTCTCGGAACTTGAAACCAATGCTCGAATCATTGATTGCTCCCACCTTACAAGCCAAGGCTCTAAGGTGTACTTCACGAATTCCAAAGACTGCTGCTCTATATTAGAAAAGCTCGATTTCTCAAGGTCACCAACCATATGCGGAGGTACTCTGAAAATTCGAGCAATTTCATTGATTTGAAACTTCCTCGTTTCGAGGAATTGTGCTTGTTCCGGGGAGATGGAAATCGGTGTGTACTTCATTCCTTCTTCCAAAACAGCCACTTTATTTGCGTTACCACTGCCACCAAAAGTATTCTGCCAGCTTTCACGCACCCTTTGTGGGTCTTTGATTGTTCCCGGATGTTCTAAAATACCACCCGGTGTTGCTCCGTTAGCAAAGAACTTAGCTCCGTATTCTTCACAGGCTATTGCCATGCCAATAGCATTTTTAGCCATCGCAATCGGACTGTAACCCACAAGACCATCAAACCCCAGACCGGGGATATGAAGAACATCCGAAGACTGCAATATAACAGCAGTATCTTTATTCTTAATTGCCTCATCATTGCCGCGATAATAGGTGTAATATAATTTCCCATTTGTATCGCGGTCAACAACCATACGATTTGGCATCAACGGATATAGTGCTACCACTTCGCCTTTGCCATTACGGATAATTTGTGCGTAGGCGTTACCCCACAGTAAAAGATGAGTCATAAGTGTTTCCCTGAACACAAAAGATGTCATTTCAGGATTTGGCTCATCGTGAAGTAACGCATAAAGAGGATGGTCAATCGCTTTTTCCTTGCCACCACTATCTGTATAACGATATAGATGAAGTGGTAGTCCTGCTACTGCCTCTGCCAAAATTCGGACACAGGAGTATACTGCTGTCATTTGCATTGCAGTTCGCTCATTGACATTCTTCCCGGATGTTGAACCTCCGAATAAGAAACGATATGTGCTACCTGCCGTTGCATTTGCAGGCTTGTCTCTCGCCTTGAATATTCCAGTTAAAATTCCCATAGGAATCACGCTCCCTTCTTATATGAAAAGTATGCCGCGTTCATCATAAACGCTGGCAGAGTTACTATTGCCACAACGGATTGCTCTGTCCAGTCCCATTATGGTTGCCACAGCACCGTCAATCTTTTCTGTTGATTTTTCTTTGTCAGCCTTAATGTTTCCGGCAGGGTCTGTACGAATAAAAATGTTATCCATCATCCAACGAAGAACAGGATGACCTCCATGTGCAATTTTCTGCTCCAAGGTCAACTTCATCAGTTCTTTTGTCGGTGGTGACATATCCTTAAATCCCTGTCCAAAAGGCACCACGGTAAATCCCATACCTTCAAGGTTCTGTACCATCTGCACAGCACCCCAACGGTCAAACGCAATTTCACGAATGTTGTATTTCTCACCGAGATTTTCGATAAATTTTTCGATATATCCATAGTGAACTACATTTCCCTCGGTAGTCTGTAGGTATCCTTGTTTCTCCCAAACATCATAAGGAACATGGTCACGGCGCACACGCAGTTCCAAGGTATCTTCCGGTATCCAAAAATAAGGAAGAACAATATATTTATCATCTTCATCCACAGGCGGAAACACCAATACAAAAGCCGTGATGTCTGTGGTGGATGATAAGTCCAAGCCACCATAACATACACGGCCTATAAGTGATTCTTCTGTTACCTTAAATGCACAGGCATCCCATTTGTCCATTGGCATCCAACGAACAGCTTGTTTTACCCATTGATTCAGCCTTAATTGTCTGAATGCATTTTCTTCTCCCGGATTCTGCTGTGCCGATTCACAAGCAGCTTGCACCTTATCAATACCAACCGTAATACCAAGAGAAGGATTTGCTTTCTTCCATACTTCCGGGTCAGTCCAGTCATCCGATTCGTCTGCACCATAGATAACAGGGTAGAAGGTAGGGTCTATTTTTCTACCTTCAAGAATATCCTTTGCTTTCTGATGTGTTTCATAACAGATGGAATTAGTATTTCGTCATCGTCAAAGCCTGCAAGACCGATATCAAAATCCATGCCCTGCAAGGACTCGATTTCGATTTTCAGCATTTCCTCATCCCATCCTGCGTCAAGCGCCATACGGTTGTCGGCAAGGATGTAGGCTTTCTTCTGTGCCTCGGTAAGATAGTCCACGAAAACACAAGGCACTTCATCGATGCCTTCTTCCTTTGCAGCCATCACACGGCCGTGTCCGGCAATGATGCCGTAATCCTTATCAATAATGACAGGATTCCTCATCCATAATGGTCTGTGCATCCCTGCGTTCAACAATCTCTTCATCTTCTGCTGCACTAAGGCGTCTTTGATAGTCCAGTTCCACCATCACAGTACATTCATCATCTGGAACATCAATCTCCACAGTGATAGGGTCTTTGTTTTCGTTGTAGTTCTCATACTTGACTTTGATTTTCATAATTTGTCCTTTCCGCTGAAGTGCAAAGACGGAAAGGTATGAAAAAAGCTGGTGCGATTGATGTACACCAGCCTCAGATGTCTGCAAAAGGGCATAACATAGCACGGCAAGGTACATTAAAATCGCATTACTCCTGCTACTGCTGAAGTTTGCATTTTTCTGTATCTTTCCGTCTTTGTGGCCACTCAGACTTTTAGATTTTTAGGTTTTTCAACCTATCTAAAGTATAGGACAACTTATAAAGTAATTGAAGATAGCAAGTTTACACATAACTTTTAGATTTTAATAATGTCTATAATATTGTTTTTATGTATAAACAAGTGTATAATATAAATATAAGATAGTTTTTATCATTACTATTTTTACGTAAAAAAATAAAGCCATGCGATATAGCATGACTATTGAACTACCGAAAGGGGAAAATTATGCCTCAGATTATTGAGAATTTTTTTGAAAATAATGTATTTACATTTAAAAGTTATGCTTGCGACTGTGTCGAGGATATAAATCATACCACTCCCGGTATGCCGCCACAGAAGACTTTTAAATTTCAATCTTATTCAGATAAGCCGTTATTGTTTGGTTATAGGGCAAAAACAGGCTTGTCACGAATAGCACCAAACGGTACTACAGAGGAAGATAATATTCTTGGCTCACTTGTTGCACTGCCTACCAAGAAACTTAAGGACCTTTACAGATTCTTTGAAAGCAATGGTTTCTTGTTTCCAGTTAGCGTTTCAGAATATGAAAGTATTGATGCTGCCTTACTATACGAATTTATTCTTCGTATCAAGGCAACGG